GGAATTACACAACCTTGTTTATTTAGTTTTTCGCCTCCATGAAGTGGGTCCACTGATATTCGATGACATTGTTGGATAGCATCATTCTGTGTAGACGTATCCTGTAATTTTCTAATTCATACTCGTTCAGGTTGTAATAAGAGGCTGTTGCCGCTCTACATGCCGAGCTGTTGTACCAAACAACCGGTGTAATTGGCAAGTTGTGATGGTGTACCACATCCATGACCCATGGTTGGGCTCCTAACAGTGCGCAGTAAGACATGCATCTGGCTTTCATGTTATCGATGGTGGATTCAGCAACTCCGTTTGTTATTTCGTACGTTGTACATAGCCTTCTAACGTCCGCACCAGATTCTATTGATCCTTCAAAATTTTTGTAAAAGATGAATCGTAGGAAAATTCCAGCATCTTGTCTACTGAATGACTTGGAGTCCATGTTCCAGTAAGCCCTAGCGTATCCCCTCTGATGTTCCGGGTCAATCCTGCCCCTGCTAATAATCAAGTTGTCGTCTCCCAGCACTAGCATTAAATCGATCTTGTTCCGGTTTTTCTCAAACAATTGCATATGGACGAGTAAATTAACGATCACGTTGCCTAACGCTGTGGTTGCTTGGCCTGTTTGCCTCATCGCGTCCAGCATGCCGCGCACTGTCGTGCTTTTGAACCTCCAGTTTCTGTGAGCCATTCGCCATAGTTGGACCACGTCTGGATGAACTCCAAGAATCTCAGTGTAGATGCTCATCTCACATTCTAGCGTCTCCCAGTCTGTCTGCTTATCCTGCTTGGCCAAATCGTCCTCGAAAAACCACCTACCTGAGGATGGTATGTTCCTCACCCTGTTGGACAACTCCATGGGGGTTAGTCCGTCAGCATATATAATCTTATTGCCGAGTAATTGCTTTAACCTCTTTTTAGCTTCCAGGAATATGGGACTGAATATTGCTGTTATTGATTTGTTCTGCCACACTATAATCCTAATTTGGTTTTCTCTCTCGGGTGTCTCGGCCAGGGCCTGTTTGACTAGCTTTTCAAGTTTGCCGTGGACATTCAGCAAGTTAATGGGGTTCAATTCCAACCCTTCTGCCTCTAGTTTGTTTAATTCCGCATCTATTTTTGTGTGTCCAGTCCGTGTGGACAGCCACTCCCGAACGGCTTTGTTATTGTAGGTTATTGGCTTGCTTCTGAACACCCCACACAATTCCTTATCCCCTACATAAAGTTCTCGGAATTTCCTCACCATCTGTGCAGTGTCTAACGGATGTTTCCTTAGGATCAACCTATCACCTAATCTGGTTGTCGCTGCATTTGTTAAGGCTAGATATTTTTTGGTCAGAGTTGGCCGACCCGTTTCAGGGTATTTGGCTAGAACTGCTTTCCTGGTGGTCAACACTCTGCCTGGTATAGCCCTGGTTGACATAGTCGTCGACCTGGGTAGGTGTAGCTCGGTGTTGTCGGTTAGATCTCTGTCCTCCCAGTATTCAATAACCTTGTCTGTGACGTCATTCACAAAGGTGTGGTTCTCCCACGGTTCTTTTATGTTTAGAGCTGGTATAAATGGGTAAAACAGTCCGGGTTCGCGGGTTGGATTCGGCGCCTCAAT